AGCACAAAAAGCACTAAAAAAGGTCATGCAGGGGGAAAGTGGTGCAATTATCAATCCTGACCTTGAAAACTTCAAATTTTCTACTTGGCCTGAATTTAAGAACTGGATACCTTGGAATATGGTCGTTCCTCGCCAAAGATACCGACAATCTGCGGCATGGGACTGTACCAGACCGTTTACAATGGTATTTACAAACGGCGCAAAGATATATTGTAAAGGTTTGAAAGACCCTGATAGTGCTCGTGGCCCGAATATGAACTGGCTTTGGTATGATGAGGCAGGTAGAGATAAAACCGGATTAGGTTGGAAGATTGCAATCGCTGGTGTGCGTATTGGTACTAATCCTCAAGCATGGGCAACATATACACCTAAAGATTTTTATCATTGGTCATATGATTTCTTTGTCAAGCAAACTATTTCTGAAACCATGAAAGACATCATTAAGACCATGCCGGAAGGGTATAAACTTATTGAATGGTTTCATGGAACACGTGATGATAACAAAGCACATCTTGACCCAATGTTTTATGCTTCTTTGGATAGTGCGTATCCTGGTGGGTGGTTACGCACACAGGAAGTAGATGGTGATTATGCTAACGAGGGTGGAGCATTAGGTACACGAGCATGGTTCAATGACCATTATCTTGATGACTGTCCTGAATGGGTAACTAAGAAAGTACGATTTTGGGATTTGGCGGCTACAGAGAAGAAAATTGGTAAACCTGAACCAGATGAAACTGTTGGAACTTTATTTGGTTGTGATGATCCCGCTGAGAAATTCTGCATTGAAAATCAGGTCGGTGGTTGGTGGGCATGGGAAAAACTAAAAGAGAATATTCGTGCAGTTGCTAGAAAAGACGGTACAGAAATTCCTATTTATATTGAGCAAGAACCAGCATCAGGTGGTAAGAATCAGGTTGCTGAAATTGCTAATTTCTTAAAGCCGGAAGGATTTACTGTTCGTCCACATAACCCAAAAGACGATGGTGATAGGGTTATGGCGGCAAATACATGGTATGGTGAGGCTGCACAGGGTAAATATTGGATTGTAAAGGGGTTATGGAACGAGAAATTCCTTATACAAGTGGATACATTCCCTGATGCACCGCATGATGACCGGATTACCTCAGTAAGTGGTGCTCGTCATTCAATTGCACCAATTAGAAAATGGAGAAAACAGAATTTTATGGCAGTAGGATTGAGTAAAGCAAGCATTGATAATTCAGACGATAAGAAGTAAAATTAAGTATGTATATTAGTGCTATTATTCAGGCTGTAGGGAGAAACAATGCCAAAACAACCTAAAACCGTCTTACAAACCAAAGAAAAGGGTCAAATATCGGCTCCAGGGGGAGATTTAGTCAATTATTTGTATCGGATTGTACCAAATTGGCTATCTCCGATATGGTGGGAAGCTCAAAAATGGCGTACTTTTGTGCAAAATCAGCCCATTGCAGTAGTGTTTAGAGAGACATTAATTTCGTATTTACAGGCGTTAGATTGGGCAGTTGTACCTCGTGATACTGATCAACAGGACGAATTGAAGGAAGAAATCAAGTATTATACGAAATTATTTGAAAATACTAATGGATATTACTCGGAATTGGACTTTTCTTCCCATATTGAGTTCGTAGGAAAGGATTTATTAGACCTTCCATTCGGAGGTGCGGCTGAAATTGGTCGAGAAGATGATAGTCCAGATGGTAAGGTTGTATGGATTAGACCATTAGACGCGGGTACGCTTGCTCCAACACTTAATAAAGATTGGCCTGTGATGCAACGGATACCAGATTACAATGTTGCTGAACCTGTATTTTTCCCAAATGATAGTATTTCCAGAATATTTATGTCACCACGAACAGAATTACGAAGGGAAGGATGGGGGATGGCTCCTCCTGAAAAGATTTATCTTGCGTTGGAACTTCTTTGGAGGGGAGATAAGTATTATGCTGATTTACTCCTGAATACTCCAGAAGTAGGTATTCTTGATTTAGGGGATATGGAGAAATCTTCTGCTGAACAGTGGGTAAAATCATTCCAAGATTTGATGTATGGTGTAAATCCTATGAAAATCCCTGTAGTGTATGAACATACTACAGATACAAAATGGATACCGTTTGGTAAACTTCCCAATGATATCATGTTTGACGGGATCACTCGTAAATATGCTGCGATTGTAGGTGCTGGATATGGAATGACGTTAGATGACATTGGAATGGGAGGGTCATCTGGTAATGGTGGTAACACATTAGCAGGTACAATTCGTTCTGAGCGTCATACTGCTGGTGCTGGTAAAGCGGTTGCTAAAAAGAAATTTATAAGTTATTTCAATAAATTTTTACCAGAAAATTTAATGTTCAAATGGATTGATTATAATGCCGAAGAACAGGTTGCTACTGGTCGTGCTATGTTGGCATTTTCTCAAGGGGCAAAAACTCTTATAGATAGTCAAGTTTTCAGTCCTGATGAGATGCGTACACAGGCAATCCGTAATGGGATTATTAATATTTTAGTTCCTGAAAAATTAGATCGAAAATCTATCGAATGGCCTGTTCCTTCTGTTGGTAAATTAGGGTCAGCAGAACAACTGGATAAGAAAGTATCTCCTGCTAGTGGTGGACATGGAGAAGGAAGTACTAAACCTACCACTGTTATTCGTTCTGAAAATGAAATTGATGCGGAATTGAAAATGTTAGCAGATATTAAGGAAATTAAAGAGATGCAGAAAACACAAGCAGAAGCAGACCCACAACCGATAAATGTGACGGTAAATAACAATCCTTCATCTCCTCTTGAAATTAGGGCTGATGGGATAACATTTGCTGCACCTGAACAGCCTGCTCCAATAGTTAATGTTACTATAGAACCTACTCCAGTAACAGTTCAGAATGTTCTTCCAGAACAACTTGCACCAATTGTTAATGTTGAATCTCCGGCAGTAGTTGTCAATGTAGAACCTACGCCGGTCATAATTCAAAATGATGTACAGGTGGATGTTCCTACTCCGATTGTAAATGTGGAAGCACCACAAATTAGTATAGAACCAGCACCAGTACAAATTAATACGTCTAAACCAAAGAAAGTAAAAATTATTCGTGACCAATATGGTCAAATTGACGGAATAGAGGAGAAATCATGACTCATCAATATTCAGTAAAAGATAAAGGAGATAACTAATGGCGATTGCATTGACTAAATTTCAACCGTTCGTGGAGAATCTTGCACAAAAAGGAATTGACCTGTCTGGTGCACAAATTACTGTAGGATTAACTAATGCCGCTAATCCTCCTCTTGCAGCAGATGGTGTCATTGCAGATCAGGTTCAGGTTGTGTACACTTTTTGTTCGTCCCGTGTTTGTACAGTATCAGCACATGCACAAGTAGGTGGTACATTCACTTGGAAAATAACTGACCTTGTACTTACTGCTACTGGTGGGGCGGTTGGGCCATTTCAATATGTCTTTTTGTATGATGATGGAAGCGCAGGAGATATGTTGATTGGTTTCTACAATTATGGTTCAGAAATAACTCTTGCAGATGGTGAAACACTTACAATCAACTTTGATGACGCTGCTGGTGTTCTGACCATTGCATAAGGAGATATTATGTCTTGGACACTTCCTGATAAGGGCGAGGGCGATAATGATATTCAGAGCATCTTGTTTCAAGAATATATAGATGTTCTTGTTGCTGGTCTAGCTGGAATAGATTGTGTTTTATCTGGTCTTGTTGTAACAGGTGGAGCAGATATGACCCCTGCTGTAGCAAAAGGAGCAGTTTTAAGTAATAAAATATTATTTGCTGTTGCAGCCGCAGATGTTACTATTACAGCCGCAGATGGAGCTAATCCTCGCATTGATTTGATTGTTGTTACTAGTGCAGGTGCTCTAGCTGTTCGTCCTGGAACTCCTGGTGTTGCCCCCAAACCTCCAGCTAGAACAGCAAATGACGTGGTTATTTCAGCAGTTTATGTTCCAGCAAATGACGCGGAGATTGCGACTACTCAATGTACTGATATGCGAGTATTTCCTAGTATGCCACAAATCATTGCTAGAACTACTACTCCTGTCGTTATAAATAATAACAATGCTATTGCAACTTATTTCACATTGACTGTTCCATCTGGTTTGCTTGCAGCCGGAAGAATAATAAGGATACGCTGTGGAGGAGTTTATTTATTTAATGCTGCCACACAACCTACACCCATTCTAACTCTTTCCTATGGTGGTTCAACTCTTTGGGCGGATACAGGTCTTTTGTCTACAGCAGATGTAGATAGAGGAGCATGGCGTTTAGATTTAGACCTTATCGGGCAAGCGTCAAACGATGAACAATTGATAGGATTTGGTATCATGACGAACACAATTACGGCAGGACATGTCCCTCCGACTACTGGACAAGCAGGTAATCTAGTCGGTACTCTAGCGGTTTCTGCCAGACCTGTATCATTTGAAATGGCAGCGGCTCTTGCAGTTGATTCTGATGCAGCAGACAGAATTTTTTTGGTTCGGTGGACAATGGGTGGAACAGCACACGCAAACAATGAAATGACTTTGGAGTTTGCTACTGCGGAATTACTCTAAATGACCACTACTTTACTTGTTGGTAACGGATATGTAGGGAATGATTATGTTGGTGGAAGTATTTCGTATGGTTTTAGTGCTACATCTGCATCATTTTCAGTAACACCTCAAAATCTTACTTCACTTCTTAAAACTTGGTTGTCTCTTGACGCAAGTGTAACAACATTTATTATTACACCTAAAAATTTAACTGGACTGACTAAAGGATATTCTCTTTTTGGA